CGTTCCTACACGTGCCAAGAGAAGCCCAAATCCATTTGGTCGACAACGACGACACAAGAAGCATCCATATTAGATACGGAGTGGCGACAATTCCTAAAGGAACTAGAAAAATCTTCACAAGCAACGGGCCAATCTTCACAGATGACCCTGCAATTTCAAGACGAATAATAAAGCATATTTATTCTTAATCATTAACAGTAGTGCCAACTACATCTGAACTTAAATCAGTCTTAGTCCAATGATAGGTCTTAATACAACTAATATCAACGTCAGAATTGCTAGGAGCACTAACATATTCTAGACCTTCACCAGCAGAGGTAAGAGCAGCACCATACACCCTAAATATAACACCTTCAGTAACATAAGGAAGACTCTTTTGATCTCCAATTTGTACACCATTAATTACATAATTCTTCGCATCACGAATTTGAAATGTAAACGATTGCGCAACTTGTAAATAATATTTCTTAATTTGTTTCACAAACCAATAAGTGCCAAAGCCAGGAGCATCAAAGGGAGTTAATTTGTAACAGCCTATATCAGTAATAGATCCATTCACGCCAGCACCAGCACCAAGCTGATTATCTATAGCATTGGCAAACTCAGTGAGAGGAGAAACTTCACCATTCTTACGGGCCATTACATGCCAAACTTCAACATAACAATCATTATTTGCTGAATTATTTTGAATCTGAAAATCCATTACACATGATCTGAATCTAAGCTTTCCAGCAGAATTTGCACTAGTAGGTAATGCACCATAAGCATCATAATAAATACGACATAAATCATTATTTGGATCACTCTGATTGATATTATAAGCACATCCATACATCGTAAACGATGCAGATCCAACTGCATTGGTTTTCCAATTAGTTACATTGGTAGCAACATTTGCAAAATTATTAATTTTTGTTGTGACCATTCCTTGAGTCTTATCAAGGTGATAAGTAAATCTTTGAAACGCCTTACGAGCACGTCTTCTAACACGTCTTGGAGCAGCTCGACGTTTATACAAACGAGAAAAATCACGCTGTTCTGTTATACTTGCACTTATAGTCTTCTGACGTCTGGGTAGACTGATAGGCTGCGAACGCCTATAATTGGCATAAATTCCCAAAGCAGTACGTCCAGCTTTTTTAAACAACTTTCGCCAGGGTGTTCTCTGCGCTCTACGATACATTGCCAAAGCCATGTGCAGGGGTATGGGACACCCCCCGTAATATTATATACTGGGGGGTGTCACAATGTCACAACATATAAAGGGAGTTTGCTAAGCCACTCTGAGTGACGACATGGGCTCAAATGTCCCTCACGGGACATCGCCCGTTTATTTAGATTGCTGATTCGGGAATTTTTTTTACTATACCATAATTTCCATTTTAGGAATATGCTTACTAAGCAATAAAATATAAAAGGAAGGACCGATCCCAATGAATTAATGGCTCGTTCTACGGATCCTATGACCCCTGCCAATTCACCAAGAGGTCCCACCTTCAGATTTGCATCAAAGAAAATATTTATCACCTATCCACAATGCGATTTGACAACTGAAGAATTATATGAACACTTCAAAAAACAAGGAACAATTGTCTATTGCATCATTTCAAGAGAACTTCATCAAGATGGTAACGCTCACAGACATTGCTTGATTGAATACGACAAAAGACTGCAATTCAGAGACTGTAGGAAATTTGATGTTGACGGCTTTCATGGTTCAATTGAAAACCCTAGAAATTGGATGGCTACACTTAATTACTGTAAAAAAGATGGTGACTACGTTGAATTTGGTGAAAACCAAAGAGAAAACGATGAATCCATTTTTGATATAGCAAGAAGTTGTCCCAATTATGAGGATTTCGTGAACTATTGCGTTAAACACAAAGTACCTTTCGGTTATATGGAATGCGTCTGGAAGCGTATACAAGACCAGCTAACGTTAAGAGACAACCATATTGATGGAGTAATCAGATCTGATTTAGACGAATTACGAATTTATCCCGAAGAAAGGAAAAGTATACACATTCAGGGACCTTCGGGGATTGGCAAATCATGTTGGGCAAAAAGAGAAGCACCAAAACCAGCACTATGGGTCACACACATTGACAACCTCAAATGCTTCGACCCAACTCTACACAAATCCATTATATTCGACGATATGTCGTTCCTACACGTGCCAAGAGAAGCCCAAATCCATTTGGTCGACAACGACGACACAAGAAGCATCCATATTAGATACGGAGTGGCGACAATTCCTAAAGGAACTAGAAAAATCTTCACAAG